ATGCCGTGTCGAAGTGGCTGCATAAGGAGCTACGCCGGCTCGGTTTGCCATGGCGGCCTTATGCGCTTAGGCATGCGTACGCCGGCCGGCTGTGGAAGCAAGGCGGCAGCCGGCTGGATATTTACACGGCTGCCCGGTTGATGGGGCATACACCGCAGCAGCACGCCAAGACGTACCGTGCTCACATTCAGCCACATGCGGTGGCAGAGGCGGCGGAGAGGGCGTTAGGGGGATAGCGGTTTGGGATAGGGCAGCCGGCGGCAGTTCAGATCGTTGCGCTTTGATTTGTGCAACGGGAAAGCGTAGATGTACTTTTTGCCCGTCTTGGATTTCTGCCATCCGTCAGACTCTTTGTAGTTCGACTGTGCAAAGCTGCGCTGGCTTGATCGACGCCCAGTAGCAGCGTGAATCCACGTGACCTTGCTGGTGGACGTGCCCAGATACACCCAGCTAGCAGCCTGATAGATCCCTCCATGGTGGCCGGCGGATGGGTCTGCGTATGAAACAACAAGATCAAATCTTCCGGTCTTAGAAAGAAACCTGAGGCACTGAGACAGGAACTTGGTTAGCGGCTCATCTATCGAGGGGTGGCGGACAAGTCGGGTCAGTTCAAGCGTCTTGGGTCCCCAAGCCCTTGCAGCAGAAGGCGCAAACAAAGCCGCCGCCATTGGTTCGCCCGAATCACCAAACAGCCCGCCATCGCTTCGCCATGCAAATGCGTAGGTCGGATCTGCACATTGGCTGCCGATGTAGTGGTAGCTGGCTAGCAGGTGCGCGACTTCACGTTTTTTCACAACTGAAAAGTGGAGGGCCATTACGTGCCAACCCCCACCCCTGGCACCACCGCCCCAACATTCACCCGCACCATGCGCCGCTGAGCACCAACCGGCGCCAGGTCAATCAGCTCACGGCCCCACCGCCAGCGGGATTTCCGATTGCAGTCGGCTTCATGGATCAGGCGCTTGATATGCCGCTCACTGCAGCCGAGAGCCTCGGCAGCTTCTGCCACGGTAAGCAACAGTCTGGGGCTGCACTTCCGCATCAGCACCCCTCCCTGCCAAATAGGGAGCAGTCACGGGCAAACCCTGGACCTTCCAGCGCAGGATCTGGGAACCCCAGTCCGCACTCGCCGTGGTGCCAGTACATACACCGCTCGCAGCTCGGATCGTTTGCTCCTGGTGGTGGCCGGTAACCATCAGGCAATGCGTCGCGGTAGATCTTGCCGATCCGTATCTGGCGGATCGTTTCACGGCTGACGCCATACACGTGCCCTAGAGCACGGTGCGTTTCAGGTGACGCGATGATCGCCGCGATCTGCTCAGCGGTGAACTTCCGGGTGGTCATCCCTTGCTGCCCGTAACGGTGGCGTTTTCGTTGTATCTGCCAGTAACGGCATACGACCGCAGGGGCCGTTCAGCCATCAGATGGAATACAACTTGGCCAATCTTCATGCCAGGCCAGAGCCCTACCGGCCAGAGCTGGCGGGAGTTATGAAGCTCCAGCGTCAGCACGCTGCCATGCCAGCCGGGATCGCAGTATCCGGCCATCAGATGCTCAAGGCCTTCACGTGCGCGGCTGGACTTCAGCATGAACTGAGCCGCTACATCATCCGGCAGGTTGAACACCTCCACCGTCTCGGCTAGGCAGAACTGACCCGGCACCAGTTCGTATGGGTTGGCTTCGGTGTGACCGCCCAGCGGATAGGGCACCAGCTCGCGGCTGACGACTGATTCAATCAGCAGCGTGTCACCAAGGCGTACGTCGAGTGATGCTGGGTTGATCAGCTCATCGGCGTAACCCTGGATCATGCCGCCTTCACAACGGTTGCGGATCTGCCAGTCAGAGAGAATCACGGGCGGGAACGGATAACAGAACTGGAGAGGTGCAGCTGACAGACGCGCCATTCAGCACCGAACGCATCAACGATCAGGTAGTGCGGCCACGCTGAGCCACCGTGGCCAAAGGCTGCAGTAACCCGTGCCGGCTGCTGCGGATGACCAGCGACGTACACCACATCGCCAGCATTGAACCGCCAGTGTGCTTTCATTGGCGCACCTCCAGCTGCTGCAGGCGTGCTTCACGCTCAAGGGTGACGACTGCACCAATCAGCCCGAGAACTGATAGCACCACGGCGATCATGGTTCTGCGACGGGCAGCGGCCTGGGCAGCAATGACAGCCCTGCGGCGTTGCGCCTTGTAGAGCGCCAGCGAAACAATAGGCTGACGATTACAGGGAAGAACATGGCCGCTCGTGGATTGAGACGATAACCGCCTGCGGGTGGCGGATACTGAAGCATTGGCGGATCGAATCAACCGACCAGCCGTTTCCGGCAATCCATTCGAGTTCATGGCGTTGATCGTTCTTGATGTAGGTAATGAAGTAAGCCATTGGTCAGAACACGTCAGTTGCTGCCTGCAGATGACGCAGGACAGCTTCAACATCGGTCTTGAGGCTGTTAATCAGATCGGCTGGTACGGCATGGCCTGAATCCCAGGCGTTATCTGCAACGGCGATAGCGGTAACCCGTGCCGCATCAATCAGGCCCACTAGCAACGGCATGAGCGGCTGATTACGTGCGCCGCAGTCAGGCAGTCGAATCAGGTGATCGACGTGCTTGGGCACCGCTTGGCGGGCGGCCTGAAGGATCAGATCAGACAGCGCCGTTTCGCACTCCAAGGAGCTGAGGTTGTGGGTTTGCATGGCGGCTAGGTGATCTTCCAGCTGCGGCGCTCGACCAGTGCGACGCCTTCAATCTGCTCACCAGCCTTCAGCGCATTGGCCAATGCGGTCTTGTCTGGTGAATACGTGGTGCGTGCGCGCTGGAAACGATCCGGCAGCACGAACACGTCAGCGGTCACTTCGACCGCGGATACCTTGCGGCTGGTCAGCTTGTGCTCTGGCAGATCCCACTTTGTCTTCTCTGGGTCAATGCGCTGGAGCACAGCGATGAGGCGATCTTGCAGGGTGTCAGCCTGCCGCTCATCAGCAGCGGCCAGCTCAGCCAATGCTGCAGCCCGAGCCTTGCGGGCATCGCGGCGTGCGCGGAGTGAGTCGATCACCCAGCACCAGGCGTCGGCCTTGGCCTCGACTTGGCGGCGGTTGTCGAACTCAGCAGAGATCAGCTGCTCCAGCGTTGCGGTGGCTGCTGCCACCACTGCCGGGTCATCGCTGAACAGGTCGGTGGCGGCGGTATCGATCTGCTGCTGCAGCCGGAGCGCATCACCGGTGAGGTCGTAAAGCGTGCTCATCGGTCGGCCTCCACGCGCAGCTGAACCCACAGGGCATCCCAGGCGGTGGCCTTAGGGCCGGTGGTAAAGCGGTTGAAGGAGTCGGCCTCTTGGCTGGCCTGCAGCCACATGATCGGGGCTCCGATCAGCAAGAGCAGGATCAGCACGCAGGCATATGTGGCGGCTGCAGGGGCAAGCTCCCTGAGCGCATCCTTGAAATCGTCCATGGCGTCGCGAGTGATGCGAACCATCAAACTCTACCGGTTAGGTTCCGGTTCTGCACCTATGCTGGGCGCAATCCTTCACACTCGCACCGGTGGCCCAGTCCTGGTGGCTCGACAGCATCGGCCGTATCCCGCTGCTTACACCAGCCGAGGAGATTGAGCTGGGCACTGCAATCCAGCGGTGGCAGCAGCACCCTGATCCATGCCCACCAGGCATCCGAAGACGAGGCATGCGGGCACGTGATCGATTCGTATCAGCGAACCTGCGGCTGGTGATTGCGTACATCGCCAAACGCTGCCACCGACTGGCGAAGGCGTATGACCGCGAGGATCTGATACAGGCTGGGAATCTGGGACTGATCACCGCTGCTGAGCGGTTTGACCCGAGCAAGGGATACCGGTTCAGTACGTATGCGTACTGGTGGATTAGGCAGGCGATCAATCGATGGGTGGATCAGCACGGCAGGTCGATCGCGATTCCCGGCAGTCACTGCCAGCACCTGGCGAAACTGGAGCCGATCACCCGCCGGCTGGAACGTGAGCTGAACCGCTCACCGACGCAGGCGGAGATCGCCGCAGAGCTGGGCGTATCAATGCGGGTGCTGGAGCAGGTGCTGGAGAACGGCAGACCGGTGGGCAGCTTGGATCAGGTGGTCACTGATGACGGTCTGGAGCTCGGCAGCTTGGTCGCCACGTATGACCGCTCACCAGAGGATGAAGAGGATCAACGCGAGCGGTGGCGGCAGGCTGAGCAACTCCGTGGCCTGATCGCCCGGCTGGCGCCGCAGGATCGCAGGTTGTTGTCGTTGGCGTGGGGTCTTGACGGTGTGGAGATCCCGAGGCCTGAGCTGGCCCAGCAGGAGGGGCTGAGCACACGGGCGCTCGACGTGCGCCTGGAGCGGCTGCAGGCATCACTGGCGTCTGAGTCGGTGCAGCTGGTGCTGGTGGCAGTTCAGCGGATACCGGTTGCAGTGGTGAAACGCTGCAGACGCCGGAAGGTGCGTGATGGTGAGCAGTTGGTGTTGGCGGTGGCCTAACGATCAGCGGCCGCTCGTTGCCGCGCCATCCGCAGCCGGTTCATCTCACGTCCTGCTGGTGATCGTTTCCAGCACCGTGAGCACAACGGCGCGGTGCGGTCGGATCTCACCAGCCGGCCGCATTGGGGGCACGGTTGTGGTGCGTCCGGGTCAGGCAGTCCTGCAAGACGACGGCGCCACCGGGCCGTGCGTGCCCTGCTGGTGTTGGCCATGGTCAGTCCCCCATGGCGTCGAGCTGGGCGGCCAGCGCCTGCTGCTGGCGCTCCACCAGATCCGACAGCCGGGTGGCGTGCCGGGCAGTGCGCTGGAGCCGGCGCATGGCCGCTCCGGTATCAGCCACCGGCTGTGGCGTCCACCCGTCCAGCAGGGCGTCCAGCCGTGCGTCGGTGGCGTCCACCTCGGCCAACAGGGCGTCCACCTCGGCCAGCAGGGCGTCGGTGTCGGTGGTGGGGGTGTGGTCCATGTCGTGGCGTGTGGCCGGTGTGAGGGGTCAGTGGGCCCGTGGGCCCGAGGGGGTCACCCCCGTGGAGGGGTGACCGTGTAGCCCGCTGCCTCCAGCAGGGCAATGGCGGCGGCAATGTCGTCCGCCGGTAATGCCGGCCGGCTGGCCGGTGTGTCGGCCAGCTCGGTGGCCAGCCCCCGGTAGAGCCGGGCATCGCTCTCGGCCAGATCCCGGAGGGTGGCGCGGAGCGTGTCGGTGATGACGCCCATGAGTGGTGGTGCGTGGGACTCCTCAAGTGTGCACCAGATCGTCACCACGTAGCACACGCGCCCAGCCGGTACAGCTGTACCAAAATCAGCCAGACCCGTTGCGCCGCAATGGATCTGGCCAGCGTGTACCGGTGACAAAGTGGCACACATAAGAACGAAGTGGCACACGACTGGCACACAAAAGCGGCACACTGACACCAGCACTCGGTATCAACCCAGCACAAAACAGGGCCGCTGCAAACAGTTGTACTACCGCTGAGATACATTGCGGCGCAATGGATCTGCCCAAAACAGTACGCCCGTACCTGTGGAGTAGTTCAGTTTCCACAGGGGTGTGACAGTTGCCGTTACATCCCGTTGCAGAACAGGCGGAGCGGATGTACTAGCGGCTCAGATCAGTTGCAGCTCAGGCACTCTCATTGATAAGTGGCACGTCTGTACCACTCACCGCCCGAGCACCTCACGCGCCCACTGGTGGTGTTGATCGTTCGGCTCACCCAACGGTGGCGCGTCCTTCAACGCCAGCTGGACCATCAGATTCGCCGCGGCCTTCTGCAGCTCCAGGATCAGGTGTTCCTGCTGGTGTGCGCGTTGGATCAGCTCGTCACACCACTGCGCCAGTTCATTACGACTGAGCCGTGCTGCTCGCTGCCGCTGGTGTTGCATCATCGCCTGCCTCGACAGGCTGAGATTGAAATCGAGACCCAGCATGACCGCGCAACAGTTGGCTCAGTCTGGCCAGGGTGATTCGGTGCCGTATATCACAGTTCAGCGCGATGATCGCGGTGGCGTGTGCTGGGTGGTGGTTGGCATGGGCACCGAGGTGCGCTGTTACTCCGGCCAGCGGGCGTTGGATGTACTGCGGATGATCTGCGCAAGCCGCGGGATCAACGTTCCGCAATGATCGCCCAGCCTGTTCGTGTGCCTTCCACCTGCCAGCGCGGGCCGAAATACTGGCGGGAGTATTTGGCAAAGCGAGCAGTGCCGCCGATCGTTGCGCCGGTCACTAGGTCGGCCTTGCCGAAGGGGTCGTGAACGATCAGGTCCGTTTTGGTGTGACCCACAACGCAGAGCCAGTGGCCGCCACCTGATGGTGCAGTGACGGCGCCACGATGCAGGAACCCACAGGGGATTGGGATACCGGCAGCGATCTGATCCTCAAGCGTGCGCCAGCCGGCCACCTTGGTGAACTTGGCCTTGACGCCGTAACTGGACAGCGCCCGAATCTGCGCCGATGGGTTGGTGGTGTCGCCGTATTGCAGGACGCGCTTCAGGTACTGGTCGTCACCGTTGGGGCCGGTGAGCACGCCGGGTTTGAGGTACGCCAGCAGCATGGCGCAGCTCGAACTGAAACACATTCGTGCCGCCTGGTCACGGTCGGCACTGTCCATCTGCGCAAACCAGGGAACCTGCAGCGGGTTGCCGTACGTGGTCTGCTGCAGCGCCTTACCCACGAACAGCGCCACTTCGGCGTTGCGGCGACGGATCAGGCCTTCGAGCACCTTGCCGTCAGCGCGGACCCATTTAGGCAGTTCCTCAGTGACCACCACGACGGGATCATCACCAGCGTTCAGCCGTTTACGCAGGGTGGAATCCTCAACGGCTGCCAGGCCGACGTTGTATGCCCACGACACCAATGCGGCGATACGGTTGGGCGGCCAGCTGGTGGCCATCGGTAGCAGATCGAGCAGGGCGGGACCGCGCAGGGTCAGCAGGTCATGCCGCAGGAACTCTTCCGCCTGCTGCTGGCTGATGGTGTCGCCCTTGCGCACCGGCCCACCACCAGGGTTGGGGTAGCGAGTTGTTCCGTAGCCGATCGTCCAGGGTGCGCCGCCTGATGCCGGGTCGGGGTATGCCTTGAGCCGGCAACCCTCAAACTCGCGGATGATCTGCAGCGCAGGAACCAGCCAGTCAGGATCAGCCGGCGCTGCAGGGCTCCCTGCTGCACGCCACAGCTCAGTGAATTCTTGGCGCTGCTCAGTGCTCAGCGATTCATCCAACCATCCGAAGGCCGCCAGCTGATGCGGCGTGAGCGCGCCCTGGCGGGCAGCATGTTCCGCAGCAGATCGAACAGATGCGAATGTCATCAGGGTTCAGCGATTGGCGGTAGATCCGGCAGCCGGCCACCGACTGCTCGATCAGCGCGGCGGTACGCCTGCTGACCCACGTAGGCAGCGATGGGTTCCAAGAACGCCTTGAGCACGATCAGCCGGAGTGTGCCTGCCAGCAGACTCCCGGCGATGATGTCGCCAACGATTCGCAGGTCATCCCAGCTCCAGTGAACAGCCATCACTTGTGCTTCCTGCACGAATGGGTGAGCTGCTCCAGCAGATGGCCATGTTCATCACGGAGCCGGTGCTGTTCGTTGACGGTGCTGCCGAGGGTCCAGGCAAACACTGAGCCGATCAGCAACAGGAACAGGGCACCCATCGGGATCGCCAGTTCCAAGACGTGCCAGCGGTCAGTGGTGCGGCGGTCGTGGCGGTCGTCCATCATTCCTCGCGGCGTGCAAACCGTCCGTGCTCATCGCGGGGCTGCTGCGGCTGACGTAGGTCTGGGTTGAACGTGTTGTAGCCGCGCTCAAAACCGCCCTTTGCTGCAGCGCCGAGGCCCATGATCGCCAGCGCGCCATTCCAGCGTTCGGCAGACCAGTTCCCGGTGCCGGCATAGAGCAGGCCAATCAGGACCGGGATAAACAGGGAGGCATCAACCTGACCCTTTACGAAGCGGTTCATTGGCGGAGCTCCAAGCGGATGATGCGGCGGTCGTGTTCCTGCACTGTTTTCTCCAGCTGAATGAACTTCTGGTTGAACAGCTCCTGGTTTTCGACAATCTGATTGATCCGGTTCTCCAGCTGCTGCAACCTGTTTGGCAGCTGCACCACCAGCCAGCCAACGCCTGCAGCAGTGCCGATCACTGATGCCGTGAGCACGGATGCAGCTGTTGCCTCCATCACCTGTATACGGCTGAACTTGCGCCGTTCCACAAAGGGTGGCGGTTGTGGCCCAGGTGTCACGACAGGCGCAGATCGCTACATCACCAGTCTGCGGACGGCTGCTTAGATCAGCTGCAGGAGCTTCACCGTCACGTCAAACAGCAGGCCGCTGCGGTGCGTCTCGTTTGGCTGCTCGGCGTAAACCCAGGCGGTGAGTGCCGGGACAATATTGGTGGGGCTGCTGTGGCCTGCCCAGATTGCATTGGGCAGCAGGAACGCCCGATGGCCGCCATCCTGGCCCCGGTAGTGATCACGGATCTGCTGGGTCTCGGCTTGGCTGAGCACTTCGTAACCCAGCTCCAGGTTGATGCCATAACGGCTGTCACCATGTAGGAACCGGACGGGGCCACCGCCAAATCCACCGACGATCGAGACGGGAAACAGCCCGAAACCGTACCGGCGCTTGGATGGTGTGATCGCCGGAAAACTGGCCATCAGTTCTGCAGCGTGATCACGCTGCTGCCAACGCTGAGGGTGGTGTTGCTGGTGGTGACTTCACCGCCGAAGTCGTTGTAGAACACCAGTTCATCAGCCGAGCTGGCACCACCACGGGACTTGTAAACCACGGCAGCGGCGGCAGTTATTGTTGAGTTGGGCCAGCTGCCAGCAGCGAAGGTCAGCGTGGTGCGGTCGTTGGTGTTATCGCGTGCAACGGTGCAGGTAACGGTGATCCCACCAGCG